ATTCTATTAAAAATCCTGGAGTAAGTACCTAATGGCTGCAACCCCAAAGAATAAAGCTTTGTACTCACGTGTCAAGGCGGAAGCAAAAAAGAAATTTAAAGTTTATCCATCAGCTTATGCTAACGCGTGGCTGGTAAAGACGTACAAGAAGCGCGGTGGTACGTATAAGTAATGGCTAAACCTAAAGGCGGACTAACAAAATGGTTTAAGGAGGACTGGCGGGACGTAAAAACAGGCAAAAAGTGTGGTCGTTCTGGTTCTGAGAAGAAAAAGCGCCCCTATCCAGCTTGTAGACCTGCTAAAGTTGCCAGCCGCATCACTAAGAAGGAAGCTGCTAAGAAAACTGGGCCATCTAAGGTTAAATGGTCTGTAACAGCGTCCGGTAGGAAAAGAAAGTCTAAATAATGGCACCACGTAAAAAGGATGTACCTATCCGTAAGACGACTACAGGTAAGGGTGCCAACTACCGCCCCACTAAATCTGGAGCCGGTATGACTGCTAAGGGTGTGGCTGCGCATAGACGCGCTAATCCTGGCAGTAAACTACAAACAGCCGTAACAGGCAAAGTTGAAAAGGGTAGCAAGGATGCAAAGCGTCGTAAGTCATTCTGTGCTAGGTCTGCTGGGCAGATGAAGAAGTTCCCTAAAGCTGCAAAAGACCCGAATAGTCGTTTGCGTCAAGCGAGAAAGAGGTGGAAGTGCTAAACTTACTAATCGGACCAATTGCAGAAATTGCTGGCACATGGATGTCAGGCAAAGTAGAACAGACGAAAGCTAATGCACAGACTAAGGTAGCTAAAGCGCAAGCTGAAGCTGTAGTCATGCAGAAGAAAGCTACCGGTGAGATTGACTGGGACTTGGAGATGGCTAGAGGCTCATCCAACTCTTGGAAAGACGAATGGCTTACAGTTTTATTTAGTATACCCCTAGTTATGGCCTTCGTGCCTGGAATGGAAGAAATAGTTGCAAACGGATTTCAACAATTGGAGCAAATGCCTGAATGGTACCAGTACAGCTTGGGCGTTATTGTTGCTGCAAGCTTTGGAGTCCGCTCAGCGACAAGATTCTTCGGCAAAAAATAATGCAGAAAAAGTTACAAAAAAATAGTGAGTTCGACCAGTATGATATGGATGGCGACGGAGTAGTTACTGACGAAGAACTGGAGCATGCTAAAGAAATCCGGCAAACTGAAACGGAACTACGCAAGAACCTAGCGCAATTACGTATGGCTAGATACACACTAATTAGCATGGGTGTTTTCACAGTCGCTATGTTTTTTGTACCTTTAGATAGAGTTACAGCTTTGTCTGACATATCTAATCTGTTTTACATTTCTGGCGCAGGTATCGTTGGAGCATTTATGGGTGCTACTGCGTGGATGAATAGGAAGTAAATAAGATGCTATGGTCTTTAATCTTAACAGCTTGTACAGCTACGGGTTGTGTAGAACAAACCATACAGTGGTTTGAAGTAAACCAAGAGTGCATAGAATTTAAAGTCCTCCATGAAGAGCTACCCAAAGATGGAAGTTGGAGCACTATTGAATACGAATGTAAATTAATTAATGGTGCTCAAACATGAAAAGTCCATGTGTAGGTATATGTGTGTTAGACAAAGAACGTATTAGATGCATCGGCTGCGGGCGTACCATAGACGAAATTATTAATTGGGGTAAAAAATATGAAGTACGATAGAGCACACTATATTGAAAAGCTGATAAAGCACGAAGGTATTGTGCTAAATGTGTATAAAGATACCCTAGGGATTGATACTATTGGTATCGGCAGGAACCTAGAAGACCGTGGCATTACTAAAGAAGAATTATACGATTTAGACATTCCATCAATTGAACACATATATGAATATGGCATAACTGAGGCTGATGCAGTGTATCTAGCCACCAATGATATTGAGATTGTTGAAGAAGAGCTATGCCGAGCACATAGCTGTGTAGAGAATTTAGATGCTGTAAGACAGTTAATTGTAATGGACATGGCATTCAACATGGGTGTGCCTCGACTTTGCAAATTTAAAAATATGTGGGCTGCTATCCATGACGGTGACTACACTACAGCGGCTGTAGAAATGCTGGATTCACGCTGGGCAACACAAGTTGGCACACGTGCGATTAAATTATCTAAAGCTATGGAAGAAGGAAAATTTTTAAATGCTTAGCGTAAGAAAACAGCAAAAGTGCACAGAATAGAAGCCGATGTACGAAAGTGGTCACATGATTTTCTTGAAGTACCTAATGAGAAACTTAATGGATTACCACCGTGTCCCTACGCAAAACAAGCGTGGTTAGATGATAAAGTTGTATTTAGTATAAACACTGGACTAGATGGACTAGCCAAAGAAGTGGCAGATTTTGAGTCCCATAATTATGATATAGTTGTGTGGGCTAATGAAGTATTACCAGACATGCACTACCTAGATGGGTGGTGTGACGGCGTAAACGAAGCCATGTCAATTGCAGGTAAAGATATGCACTTGATGGTGTTTCACCCAGACTATGACGCTGAAAAAGCAGGTCTGGACTTTTTAGTCGAGGATGGTGTAGTAGACCCTAGCCTAAATTACTGCATGGTATTTGTACAAAGACTATCTACCCTAGATGATGCAGCATTGAGTCTGGAGAAGTCTGGGTATTATAAACACTTCCCTGCGGATGTGTATGAATCATTAGTAATAGAGAGACGGAGATTAAGAAATGAAGGGCAAAACTAAAATGGCATCTAAAAAGATGCGCGGTGGTGTTGCAACCAAAAAGATGCGCGGTGGTGGAATGCCTAAAATGGCCGCTAAAAAAATGATGCGCGGTGGCGTAGCTAAAAAGATGATGCGTGGAGGTATGACAAAAAAGAAATGATTAACACAATTGTAATCAAAAGAACTTTAATTAAGTACCTAGCTCTATTACTTTTGTATGGGGGTAAACCCTTTATGTCTATTGGTAACTGGTTCTGGAAACGACATCGTGATGTACTTAATTGGAATAAATAGTTATCATGATTGTCTTTGTACTATACGTGTACCTAGGCGCAAACATAATAGATAAAACACAAAAGTTTGAAGACATAGATAGGTGTTTATATTTTTCAGAACGCTTATCTAGTCAACAAGCCATACCGGTAGGAGATGGAAAGAAACTAAAACTTACTGCAATATGTAGACCTGAACCCAAGTAGGAACCCTTAAAATGATTGCAGAAACACTTGCAGGTATAGCCCTTGTAAAAAGCGCAGTAGATGGTATTAAATCTGCCATTGGCACCGCCAACGATATCGGAGATATAGCTGGATATATAGATAATCTTTTTGAAGGTGAAAAGCAGGTACAGCAACAACGTGCTAAAAAATCAGGCACAGGAATAACAGACCAGTTTGGTATTCAGAATGTAGCACAGGAAATGATTGATGCTAAAATAGCACAAGAAAAAATGCAAGAAATTGCCATGATGGTTAATTTACGCTTCGGGCCTGATACATGGCGAAGCATTGTAGCTGAAAGAGCTAAAAGAATACAAGAAGCAAAAGAAGCCGCTGCGCAAGCTAGACGCGAGGCCCAACGTGCACAAGATGAAATGATGGAAAATGTAAAGACGACTGCTTTAGTTGGCGCGGTAATTGGAGCAGCCTTGGGGCTTTTATTTTTAGCGATTGCTATTTTACCTAAATAATTTAATAGAGGGCAAGGAATGACTAAACGCAATTATAGAGCTGAGTATGATAAATACCATGCAAAGCCTAAGCAAAAGAAACGACGGGCATCTCGTAATGCAGCTAGAGCCATTATGGCTAAAAAGGGCAAAGTTACCAAGGGTGATGGGAAAGACGTACATCATACTACAGGCAACCCCCTGAACAATAAAAAGTTAGCTGTTAAATCCCGTAGCGCAAACCGCTCCTTTGCGCGAACTAAGACAGGAAAAAAGGTGAATCCCCGTGCCTAAACAACTTACAGAACTACAAAATAACTTTTTAGATGCTCTATTTGGTGAAGCTAAGGGTAATTATGCTAAAGCCATGCGTTTAGCTGGGTACTCGACAAGTACTAATCCATATGCTATAATACAGTCATTACGTACCGAAATTATAGAACGTGCTGAATTAGAGATGGCAGCTAACGCGCCTAAAGCCGTTTTATCAATGATTGGAGTTATTGATGACCCATCAGCAGTAGGTAATAGAGAAAGACTAGCCGCATCTCAACAGGTGTTGGATAGAGTTGGGCTTTCTAAAGTGGAAAAATTAAACGTTTCTTCAGATAAACCAATTGGGGTATTTATTTTACCAGCAAAAGATGATGACACTAGCCCAGAAATTGAACCCAACTGAGCGTTACGAAAGAACTAACGGACCTAGAGTACCTTGGGGGTATCAAAGGTCAAAGCATGACCCGCAGCTCCTAGAGCCCATTAATGAGCAATTAGAGGCGCTGGAGCAGGGTCTAGACTACTTGAAGGCATCATCCTACCCAGAAGTAGCAAGATGGCTTACAGAGTACACAGGGCGCTCTATAACCCCTATGGGTCTGTGGAAACGTGTAAAGACAGATAAATCAGACAGACGGAAGTATGCTGAACAAAAACGCCGTACCGCCAAGGCCCAAAACGAAGGTAACGTCAACACCTCAAACTAAAGAGGAAAAAGACCAAGCCCGCCTAGCGAAACAAAAACGGTCTGCGCGTATGCAACTTAATATGGCGCAGAAAAAAATAAAGAAGCTTGAGCGTCTTGAGAATCCAGAACCCGAAATTCAGATTATGGGAACTTCGGGATTTGAGCACGCAAATGAAGAACCCGAAGATAAAATCCTGTTTGAGCCAAATCCCGGCCCTCAAACGGATTTTCTTGCCGCACCTGAGCGCGAAGTCCTATATGGTGGCGCAGCCGGAGGCGGCAAGTCTTATGCTTTGATTATTGACCCGTTGCGCTATTGCAACAACAAAAATTTTAACGCACTAATTCTACGTAGAACAAATGATGAATTACGTGAGTTGATACACAAAAGTCAAGAAATGTATCCGAATGCTTATCCGGGTGCGAAATGGATGGAAAAGAAAAGTCAATGGATTTTTCCTTCCGGTGCCAGAATATGGATGACCTATCTAGAACAGGATAAAGACGTCCTACGTTACCAAGGTCAGGCATTTACGTATATTGGCATAGATGAGCTAACACAGTACGCTACACCTTATGCTTGGGATTATTTACGCTCGCGTCTTAGAACAGCAGACCCTTCGCTACCAGTCTTCATGCGAGCGACAACGAACCCTGGCGGACCTGGACATGCTTGGGTTAAGAAGATGTTCATCGACCCGTCCATCCCTGGAAGACCCTTTTGGGCGACGGATATCACCACCGGTGAAACCCTTATCTACCCAAGTCAGCATTCTAAGGCGGGCCAGCCTCTTTTTAACAGGCGTTTTGTGCCAGCTAGGTTGTTGGATAACCCTTATTTATACGAAGCAGGCGATTATGAAGCCATGTTGCTCTCATTGCCAGAAGTACAACGTAAGCAGTTATTAGAGGGTTCATGGGATATTGCTGAAGGCGCGGCGTTTTCGGAGTTTGACAGGCGGGTACACGTTATTGACCCATTTGAAATACCGCACTCATGGAGAAAGTTCAGGGCTTGCGATTATGGCTACGCTTCTGCTTCTGGCGTTCTTTGGTTTACTGTAGACCCTACTAACGAAACACTAATTGTTTACAGGGAGCTGTATGTAAGCAAAGTGCCCGCTAAAGAGCTAGCCCATATGGTATTAAATGCTGAAGCAGGGGAATCAATACATTACGGTGTACTCGATTCATCACTTTGGCATAAGCGCGGAGATACAGGACCATCCCTTGCGGAACAAATGATTGTTGAAGGGTGTAGGTGGCGCCCATCCGACAGAAGCAGGGGTAGCCGTGTTGCAGGAAAGAACGAACTGCATAGACGCCTGCAGGTTGACGAGGAAAGTGGCAGAGCTGGCATTGAGATAATGAGTAACTGTACTAACTTAATTGCCCAATTGCCAACGCTTCCAATGGATAAAACTAACCCAGAAGATGTCAACACTAAAGTAGAAGACCACTTATATGATGCGTTACGATATGGCATTATGACGCGCCCCAAATCACGTTCTGTCTTTGATTTTTCTGGTGGACCACCGAATCAACGATGGCAGCCCGCTGATGCAACCTTTGGATATTAATTATGGCTGATGAAGAACACATTGAAGCACTAGTATTTGAACCAGTTTCTGGTTCTGAAGCACTTGCAAGTTATATTTCAGATAAATTTGAAAGTGTAGAATCTAGTCGCCAAGAAGAAGAAGAGCGTTGGTTAAATGCCTATCGCCAATATCGCGGACTATACGGCACAGAAACACAATTCACGTCCACTGAGAAATCCAAAGTATTCATTAAAATTACTAAAACTAAAGTTTTAGCAGCATACGGTCAAATTATTGACGTTCTATTTGCAGGACAGAGGTTTCCTTTAGGGGTTGACTCTACCATAGTTCCCGAAGGTGTTGAAGAAGCGGTACATTTTGACCCTAAAGATGATACGAATGCTATGGAAGAATTACAAAGCAAGTACGGCTTTCCGGGAGATGGGGCTGACTTGCCGCCTGGCGCCACAAGCCAGATGCTTGATGATATTCAATTAGGAGTGTTTTCGGAAGAGCTTGGAGAATTGGGCGATAAGCTACGCGCAGGGCCAGGTAAGACTGCAACATCTCAGACGTACAATCCTGCAGAAACTGCAGCCAAGCGCATGGAAAAGAAGATGCTTGACCAGCTAGAAGAGTCAAGTGCTTCTAAGCACCTGCGTCACACCGCATTTGAAATGGCCTTATTTGGAACAGGTGTTCTGAAGGGGCCATTTGCATATGACAAAGAATACCCTAATTGGGATGAGGAAGGTAACTACTCACCAATTATTAAAACAGTGCCTAAAGTAGAAAATGTTTCCTTGTGGAACTTGTATCCTGATTCTGATGCAAAGAACATGGATGAGTGTGAATTTGTTATTCAACGTCATCGGTTAAGTTTTTCTGAATTACGCAATCTTAAAAAACGTCCTTACTTTCGCCATGATGCTATTGATTCTGCCGTTAGCATGGGAACTAACTATGTACGTAAATGGTGGGAATCAGACCTTGAGGACTACCGTAATACCTCTAGTGTAGACCGATTTGAGATATTTGAGTATTGGGGAAATATTGACAAAGACCAAGCTGAAGAAGCCGGCCTTGAAATACCTAGCGAACTTGACGACTTAGATACGTTGCAGGTAAATTGTTGGGTTTGCCATAATCAAGTTCTACGTCTTGTTATTAATCCCTTCACCCCAAAGCGCATCCC